AGTAGCGCCGCGGTGGTACAAAGGTAAGTCTGAGTCATTGGTGTCACGTATGATAACCCTCGCTGATGGTATCCAGGTAACACACCTTAAGTTGCAACAACTTGTTGCGCGCATGCTGCCCGATGGCGTATTTATAGATGCAGATGCCGTATCTGAAGTAGACCTTGGCAATGGATCATCCTACAATCCACAGGAAGCATTGTCGATGTTCTTTCAGACGGGTTCTGTTATAGGCAGGACAATGACCCAAGACGGTGAGTTCAACCACGGCCAACGTCCCATCCAGGAGATATCACATTCAAATAGTTCGTCTAAGATACAGACGCTGATTGGCGTGTATAACCACCAACTGAATATGATCCGCGATGTAACCGGGCTCAACGAAGCTAAAGATGGTTCTACCCCTGATGCTAACGCATTAGTTGGATTGCAAAAGATGGCAGCGGCCAATAGTAACACGGCCACAAGACATATTCTTAAAGGATACCTGTGGCAGACTGTACGTACCGCCGAGGCTATCTCACTGCGTATCTCCGATGTCCTGGAATATGGTAATACCTATTCATCCTTTATCAGTGCTGTCGGTAAATACAACGTAGCCACGCTACAAGAGATCAGCCAGCTTCACCTGCACGACTTTGGTATATACATTACCCTGGAGCCAGACGAGGAAGAAAAAGCACTACTTGAGGCCAACATCCAAATTGCCCTGCAACGCGACCAGATCACATTAGATGATTCTATCGATGTACGTGAGATCAAAAACTTGAAGCTCGCCAACCAGTTGCTTAAGCAGCGTCGTCGCAAGAAAGAACAAATGGATAGGGTTATCCAAATGGAGAATATCCAAGCGCAAGCGCAATCTAATGCAGCCGCAGCGCAACAGGCAGCGGAAATGGAGATGCAGAAAGAGCAAGTGATTGCAGCATCGAAAGCTGAACTTATCAAGATAGAAAAGCAGCTTGAAATGCAGAAGATGGAACGCGAAGCCGAACTCAAAAAAGAGCTGATGTACTATGAGGCTCAACTCGAGAAGGAACTTAAACAACTAGAGCGGCAAGTAATTAGTGATAGTGAGGCAGCTAAGGAAAAAGCAAAAGACGATCGCACTAGGATACAAGCTACTCAACAAAGCAAATTAATAGACCAACGGCAGAATGGAACGCCGCCTACAGACTTTGAGTCGGCTGGCAATGATTCACTTGGTGGATTTGGGTTTGAACAATTTGAGCCCAGATAATAAAAATGAACATCGTTCAACAAATGCGACGCTAGCTGCATTATATAAATAGGGGCTATTGTCGCACTTTAGGATTTCTTTAGTAATTTTTTATATCTTTTAATATTTTATCATGGAAAATGAAACCACAAAGGTTAACCTGGCTGGGGCTGGCGCTCCTGTTATAGATGACAGCGGAGTAACGCGCGTAAGCTTAGGAGCACCGCTAAAAACAGAACAAGTAGAACCACAACAAGATGAACAAGAGAACACAACCGTTGCCGGGAGTGCTGAAGTGCAAGAGCAAGAGGGCGAACCCGCTGCCGCAGATGGCGAAACTGCCGAAGGTACCATTCCAGAGGAGGAATTCCAGGTAGTAGAAAAAATTGACCCGGACGCTGAAGCAGCAATTTCAGCAGACGAGGCAGCACAAGAAGAGGCACAAGAAGAAGTACAAGAGGAAGCACAAGAAGAATTTGTAGCGACCGTGCCGGCTGGGCTAGAGAAAGTGGCCGAGTTCTTAAATGATAATCCAGGCGCAACACTGGAAGACTATGTTAGGCTGAATGCCGATTATGCAAACGTAGACGAAACAAGGTTGCTGCGGGAATACTATAAAAGTCAAAACCCGCATTTGGACGCCGAAGAGATTGAGTTCTTGATTGAAGACAAGTTTTCGTTTGACGAGGACATCGACGATGAGAAGGATATCCGGCGGAAGAAGCTGAACAAAAAACAGGAAATAGCTAAAGCGCAAGAGTTTCTAAGTGATCTTAAAAATAAGTATTACACAGAAGTAAAGTCAGGCGCTAACCTGTCTCCTGAGATTCGTGAAGCTGTAAAGTTTCACACTGAATACCAAAAGTCGCAGGCCGAGCAAACTGCGCAACGCGAAAAACAAGGGCAAGTGTTCGATCAACTGACCGAATCGTTGTTCTCTAAAGAATTCAAAGGTTTTGATTTCCAAGTGGGGGACAGCAAATATCGGTTCAACGTAAAAAACGCTGACTCGGTTAAACAAGCGCAAAGCGATATTACTAATGTTTTCGGGAAGTTCCTAAAAGACGGTGTACTCGCTGACGCTGCTGGCTACCACAAGGCCCTGTATTCTGCTGTTAATGCTGACAAGATCGCCGAACATTTCTATAACCAAGGCAAGGCTGATGGTGTAAAGGAAGTAATGACTACTTCAAAGAACATCTCAATGGAAGCTAGGAAATCAGATCCTGGCTATGTCGATGCCGGAGGATATAAGGTTCGGGTTGTTGAAGGCGAAACAAGCTCGAAACTGAAAATCAAAGCCTCAAAATTCTAAACTTTAAAAAATGGCAATTAATGTTCCTGTAGCGGGCCCTAGCCTAAACGCCGTTCCCGCTCCTAAAAAGCAAGTCCTTGAAACCAACTATTTGGATTTCACTGGCGGCAATAACGACTGGTCTAAACAATACGTACCCGAACTGTACGAGGCCGAAGTCGAGCGTTACGGAAATCGTAGCGTAAGTTCTTTCATCCGTCTGGTTGGTGCTGAAATGCCCCTGCAATCAGATCAGGTTATCTGGTCAGAGCAAGGTCGTCTGCACCTCAGCTACACCGCTGTGGCACTTGTTGCTGCTACCGGTGTTATCACCCTCCCGTCAGGTCACCCTGTACGTGTTGGTGCAACAGCTGTTGTTGCTAAGGCCGGTGTAACTGTTCGTGCTATCTGCACCGCTACTACCGACACCACTGCTACTTTCGGTCGTTACGACAAAGCCCTGTTCTCTACTGATGCTGATTTCGGCAATGAGAACGTAACTCTGTTTGTATACGGTTCTGAGTTCGCAAAAGGCAAACCTGGCATGGACGGGGCTATCGAGCCTTCTTTCAAGTCATTCAGCAACAAGCCGATTATCATCAAAGATCACTACGAAGTTAACGGCTCCGATGTTTCACAACTCGGATGGGTTGAAATCGTAACTGAAGATGGTCAATCTGGATACCTGTGGTACCTGAAGGCCCTTGGAGATACCCGCACCCGTTTCAGTGACTACCTCGAAATGAGCGTTATTGAAGGCGAAGTTGCTGCTGCCGGTTCTGGCGCCGCTGCTGCTGGTGTTTCTGGTTCTCAAGGTCTGTTCGACGCTGTTATCGACCGGGGTCACACCTCTGCCGGTATCAATGGCGATGCTGACGACTTGGCTGATTTCGATGAGATCATCCTGAAGCTTGACAAAGAAGGAGCCATTGAGGAGAATGTACTGTTCATCAATCGCAAGGTTAGCCTTGACATCGATGACATGCTGGCCTCTATGAACTCTTACGGAGCCGGTGGTACCTCTTGGGGTATCTTCGACAACTCTGAGTCTATGGCTCTGAACCTTGGATTCTCTGGTTTCCGCCGGGGATCTTACGACTTCTACAAGACCGACTGGAAATATCTCAACGATGCTTCTACCCGTGGTCTTCTTACTGATGTTCGTGGAGTCCTCGTTCCCGCTGGAACTTCTAGCGTTTACGATGAAATCCTTGGCAAGAATATCAAGCGTCCCTTCCTGCACGTTCGTTACCGCGCTTCTGCCGCTGACGATCGCCGCCTGAAGTCTTACACGCTTGGATCAGTTGGTGCCCGGACTTCCTCTCTCGATGCCATGCAGGTTGAATTCCTGTCTGAGCGTTGTTTGGTTGCCCAAGCCGCTAACAACTTCATGTTGTTCAACTAAGTGTTTTTTGGATCGGGGGCTGGTTTTGAAGCTGGCCCCCTATTCATTATTTTTACCTTTTATATCTAATCTTTTAATATCTCATTATCATGGCTACTAAAGCTGCAAAGGCCCCTAAGGCCACCTCTACCCCCGATGGAACACCATGGGAGGTGAAAGACAGAATTTATACATTGAAGAGCGGAGCAACCACTGTCTCTGCAACAATCCGGTCACGTGCCATTTATTGGTATGACGAAGAAGCCGGATACGAAAGGGAACTTAAGTACACCGAAAATCAAAGGACACCCTTTGTTGACGAGTTCAAAGGTCCCGCTAGATTAGCTCACATTGTATTCCGCGACGGATCGCTATTTGTTCCTAAGGAGAAAACAGTTCTACAACAACTATTGTCGATTTACCACCCGGACCTCGGCAAAGTATATGTTGAGCAAGACCCGGTTAAAGAAGCCGAGTCTGAACTGGAACTGATGGACATTGAATATGAAGCGTCCTCAATCGCGTTCGATATGGAAATTGACAAAGCAGAAGCAATTCTGCGTGTCGAGCAAGGATCCTCTGTCAGCAATCTGACATCCAAGGAGCTCAAGCGCGACATTCGTCTATTTGCCCGTAAAAACCCGAAGCTGTTCTTATCGCTGGCCAACGATGAAAACGTTGAACTGCGTAACACCGGGATCAAAGCCACAGAGGCTGGCATTATCAAGCTAAGTGCAGACAACCGCAGTTTCACGTGGGGGTCAAACGATCGCCAGCTGATGCAAGTGCCGTTCGATGAAAACCCATACTCTGCTCTTGCCGCATGGTTTAAGACAGACGAAGGGGTTACAGTTCTCAAGCAGATTGAAAAACGGCTGAAGGCTTAATTACATAAAGTTTCAACAACTATGGAGGGGGAGGGGTCAAAAGGCCCCTTTCCTTTTTTAACACCTTGCTAAATGATAAATGTTAACGACGTATACCGGGTAGTCCTGGCAATACTCAATAAGGAGCAGCGGGGGCTTCTGACACCCGACCAATTCAACAGACTTGCTCGCCAAGCCCAGTTGGATATACTGGATTCGACGTTTAGTGATTATCTCAGGTTAAGCGCCCGTATACCGAAGTCGATGTATTACTCAGAAGCGGGTGATCCGTTGGAACTAGTTAGACAAAAGCTGGCGGTAATGCAAAAGACGGCTGCTGTCATTGTCACTACCGGAACAGGTCCTCTACCGGCAGACTACTACAAGTTATTTAATGTAACAACCACTGGTGGTCTTACAGAAGTAGAGAAAATATCAAAAGAATTTTACGCTTACTACGGGTCTTCAAAGCTAACCGCGCCCACTACCGCATACCCATGCTACTACCAAGAAGGGTTAAACATTAAGGTGCTACCGACTTCTATAACGTCTGTTGATATAGATTATATACGTAAACCAGCAGACCCTAAGTGGGATTATACAGGTGGTACCGGTGCTGCATATACTTACGATGCCACCGGCTCCACACAATTTGAATTGCACCCGGCTTCAGAGTACGATTTGGTTATTAAAATACTAGCTCTTGCGGGTGTTATAGTCAAAGACCCAAGCATATTTGAAATGGCAAGGGCCGAGCAAGCCGATTCATTCACAAAAGATAACGTATAATAAATGGGACTTTTAACACAGACAGCTAGGGATTACTACGCGGGCAGTCAACTTTTCACTGGCACCGGCGCCGCTGTCAACTTCACAATTGACTTGCAACCATTGCCGACGGTTGAGGCAGATTTCATCGTGCTCATCGATAACGCGCAGATAGCGGACACCCTATATTCTTACGCTTCACCAACGCTTACTTTTAACACGGCTCCCGCACTAAATGCAACAATAGAGGTAAAACTGGTTGGCAAAAAATACGGTGACTATCGCTTCGTTGGTTTGTCTGATCTTGTATCAAACTTCATGATAGAATACGTCGGA